GACTGTAACGAATTAAACATCGTCAAGACTGTAACGAATTAAACATCGTCAAGACTGTAACGAATTAAACATCGTCAAGACTGTAACGAATTAAACATCGTCAAGACTGTAACGAATTAAACCATTTATGTTTAATAAAATTGTTTATATTTATTCTTTCATATGGATTTTCTATAAATACTTTTTTCAATAGATCTTGTAAGTCTTTTGAGAATTGTGTAAAAACAGTTGGATTTTCATTAGGGCAAAAATCTAAAATAAATACATATATAATCATTCCAAGACTCCATACATCGGATTCTTTGAAACATTTTAAAGATCTAATTTCTGGAGCAAAATAAGGAATTGTTCCTTTAAGTTTTTTTATTGTATTTGAGGTTTGACTAAATCCAAAATCGATTAATTTAAGTTTTAAAGGTTTAACTGAATGAATAATAAAATTCTCTGCTTTAATATCTAAATGTATAATATTTTTATCATGACAATCTTTAATTGATTTTGCCATTTCTAAAATATAAGGTTTGATCTTATTTTCTGTTACATTTTTACCATCAAAATGAGAATATACATCTTGTTCAAAATTAAATCTACTAATAAGATAATAATATTTATCAGAACTAATATAAATAGAATCAAATTTATTCACTCTATCTGTATTAATCAACATAGGATTATCATATTCTTCACTTCTAATATAAAATTCTTTAATTCTCTTACATAAATAATATTTATAATTCACTTTATCACTTATAATAAAAATCTTAGAATCACTTCCTCTACAACCTTCAAATCCAGGTGAAAACTCTAATCTAGAAATAAACTCAAATCTATCACTGAAATCGTCAAATGACTTCTTTATCATTATTAATATTAAATTTATTAATTATTTATACAACTTTAATTAACAACTTTAATTAAGCAATTCCTTACAATATTTTTTACTTTTATTCAGACCTAAAGAATCTTTCATTAAATTCTCGCAATAAATTTCATAACTAGTACTAGATTTAGAAGACGCATTCGATTTAGAAGACGAAGACGCATTCGATTTAGAAGACATATTTGATTTTAAAGAATAAAATTCTCGGCTGCGGTGATGAATACAATATTTACAGATACATTTTTTTTTAGATTCTTTACCAGGTTGATGCATTTGGCAAAAATCAGTATTTAAAAATTCTCCATTTTTTTTATTAACTGTATATTTTTTTACTGCTTTTGCTTTACAGTTTTTACCTGTATACGGAGAAATTCCTTTACATGACATTTATTATTCCTAAATATTTTTGTTTTCATAAAACATTTTAGTTATCAAATAAAGTTTTTCTTCTGGAGTAAATCTATTTGTCTTAGATTCAGATGGTTTTTTAAATGATACAAATTTATTATCGTTAAAATATTTAGAGGTTTTATTAGAAACACTTGTGATACCTTTATCATCATTAGGGGTTTTTAAAAAATTATAAGCTAAATGTGTAGATTTAGACCATTTACTTCTTTCATTTTTTTTTCTTCCAAATTTTTGTTGATTCTTTGCTTTATAACGAATATTTCCATAATTGTCTGTAATTCTTTCAATTTTATTTTTAGTTAAACCTCCAGTTGTTTGTTTAGCAACGCCTCTATAAACTTGAACTTTTGATCCGTACTCAATCATTTTAATGAAATAAAATAAAATTTATTTATTTATTTTTATTAACCATGTTAACTCCAATTCTTTTATGTTCTATAGTTATTATATTATGTTTTTACGTTAATAACATAGACGACTAGTGTTGTTTATTAAATTTAGCTTTATTTAAAACTAATTTATACAAATCAATATATTCATTATAATAATCAATCCAAGGATTCATAATATCAACAAATTCATTTTTACTCATACTGATACCATGTTTTAAAACATGTTTTAATGTAAATTCAAGAGCAGGTCCAGAAGATCCTAAACATTTTACTAAAACTTCTCCTTCAAATTCTTCATCTGTATCTTCTTCATCTTCGTCTTCGTCTTGAACGACTTTAGCTAAAGGAATGTCTTCTGGAATATATGAAACTTCTGGAAAATCGAAATTATTATAAACTTTATTTAATAATAAATACCGAAATAAAGGACAATCATCTACATTACGATATTCCATTTAGTTTATTTAAAGAAATTTTTTTGTTATAAATAAGTAAATGCAAAAATGTATTAAAGGAAACTTTAAAAAAAAATATACTTTCGAGGAAAGACTTAAAGAATCTAGAAGAATTATCGAAAAATATCCTGATAGAATTCCAATAATAGTAGAAAAAGAAAAGAAAAATAAAGATATTCCATCAATAGATAGACAAAAATATCTAGTCCCGAAAGATCTAACAGTAGGACAATTCTGTTACGTTATCAGAAAAAGAATTAAACTAAAAGAAACACAAGCCATGTTTATATTATGTGGAAACGTTCTACCACCAAGCTCTAAAGAAATCGATAAACTATATGATGAATATAAAGATACAGATGGATTCGTTTATCTAACAATAAGCAGCGAAAACACGTTCGGTCGTTAATCTTATAAATGTTTATTAACGGTCGTTAATCTTATAAATGTTTATTAACGGTATTTCTTAGTTTTTTTTTGAAATTTTTTTAGGTTGTTTTACATACTGTTTTCCTTTTTTAATACCTTTTCTTTTTGCTCTTGTTGTTTTTTTATATTCTGTTTTACTTAAATTTTTAATAGCCTTAGAAGGTAAATATCTTTCTCCAGTAGCTTTGCGACCAACTGTACTATTCTTTCCTGATTTAGTTCTCCATTTCTGTTTAGTCCATTTATCTAAATCATTATTCTTACTTTTTTTACCTTTATAACTACCTCCACGTTGTTTATATATTTTAACAGCTAACTGAGCTTTTCTAGCACTCCATTGTCCTGCAGCACCACCTTTACTTCCATTTTTTATTTCTTTAACAACTTTTTTCCATAAAGCAGGTCTAGTCCTTATAGAAGTATTTCTTTTCTTTTTGCCAAAACTTGTAATTGGGGTAAAGTTTCCAAATTGATTACCTTCAAAACTGTACATTAAATTAGGTTGGGAATATCCTTGTCCAAGACCTCCTAAAACTCCAGGGACTGCGTAGTCCATCCCGAAACGCGATGCAAAAGGGTGGTCCATCCCGAAACGCGATGCAAAAGGGTGGTCCATCCCGAAACGCGATGCAAAAGGGTTAAAGTTTCCAAATTGATTACCTTCAAAACTGTACATTAAATTAGGTTGGGAATATCCTTGTCCAAGACCTCCTAAAACTCCAGGGACTGCGTAGTCCATCCCGAAACGAGATGGATAAATAGGTTTAATATTTTCACATTTTGAAGTTAATAGTTCATTATAGTTGTAATTCTGTTTTCTGTTTCTACAAATAGCTTCACCTTCTAATATTTTTTGACGAAAGAGTTGGTTATATAATATAAATTTCATATATTTATCTTCTATTTTTTTTTGTGGGTTTTTTAGTAATGTACGAATGGATTTTATAAATTTCTTTTCATAAATTTTACTTTCTTTAATATTTTGTAAAAATCTTTCAATAATTCCTGATTGTGATAATTCATGATAAATTATAAGTTCTTCATTTTTTAATTTTAATTTTTCATCTGTTAAGTTTCTAATTTCTTCATCTGTTAAAACATTTAAAACTTCATCTGGTAATTCTATAAATTCTGATCTTTTTTCATTTAAATATTCTATTTGTGGAAAACATTCAGAATAGATTATGTAATCATAAACAAGATCTCTTATTTTATCATCTAAAATATGACTAACATTTGATTCTCTTTCTTCTCTTCTTATTAATTTAATATAAAAATCTTCAAGTTCCATAAATTTCTTTTTATAATTATAAGTGAGTATAACAGGATCTAAATTAGATTGGAATCTTTCAAATAACTGAATAAAAATATTATTATTATCATCATTTCTTAAGCTCTCTGATTCTATTAAATTTTTTAATTCTTCTAAATGTTTAATAATATTTTCTATTATATAAATGTCTTTTGAATCAAAATCATCTATCATATCTAATTTCTCAGAAAATACAGAATATTCATTACCCATTTATTAATTTAAATATTTTATTAATTAAGGTTTTTTATACTTTTATACTTTTATACTTTTATACTTTTATTTGAATAAATCTCAACAATAGGATTGAAACGCACTCTTTTCTTAATAATTTTTTTTACTAAAATTTTTTTTACTAAAATTTTATTATTATGACAATACATTCTTAAAAATAATTTATTTCTACTTTTTAAATGTTTTGTATAGAACCTCTTATTCCAGTATGGTGTGAAAATAATACAGAAGAATCAATATGTTTTGACACTTCTGTTAATTGTTTTAATGAATCTGAAACTTTATGTGAAAATACTTGGAAACAATTGAAAAATATAAACTATTCGGGAATATATGAAGATTGTTGCGAAACTATTTTATGTAAAAATAACGTAGTAATAAAAGAAAACTCTTCAGAAATTCATTACGAATGGTTAACCCTTTTAATAATACCAATTGTATTTATTTGTATTGTTAAAAACTGTTATCATAAAGATGAAATAGAAAGAGAGGTAGAAAATCTTTGATTCTATTGTTGTTTCCATTTATGATTGCAAACCAAACATGTAATCATATTTGTCATAGGTTCATCTGCTGACCTTGTCTGTACAGATGTATAATTTGTTTTCTTAGAATCACATTTAAAGCATGTAAAAATTCCATCAGGGATTTCTGCAAGATTGTATTTTATATCTTGGGGCATATTTTTCATGGCATAATCAAGAGCTTCTTCATAAACTTTTGGATTTAATTCTTGATTAGACATAGATACTATTTGAATTGATTTAAGTTCATTATTTTTGATGCGTTTAATTATTTCATCTCTTTTTAAATTATTTCTTACTCTTCTAAAATTAACTGCATATTGTCTTCTAAAAATAGGATTGTCCCAATTACAAGGAATAAATCTATTTTTACAATCTCTAACAGTAAAATTAAAAATAGATTTTTCAACATTAGTAATATTAATACATTCTTTAAGAGAAGATTCGTGAATGGTATTTAAAAAAAGGTCTTTTGCTGTTTCTCGTACCTTTTTCATTCTTTCACTTGTTTTTCCTTCTGGTATTTTTAGTTTAACATTTTTTAATTTAAAGTCTCTGATAGATATACTTTTATGAAAATTGCTAATTACTATCTTTTCATGTTCCATTTTAATTATTATGAATAATAATCTTTTAAATATAAATTTTTTTGAAAAAAAATTATTGTATTTTCATAAGAATGTTAAGAACACAAGATATACTTGCCGTTAAAGATATAAATAATACACCGAGGTTACCAGGATATTACGACGATTTTAGTAGAGAAGATAATTTTCAAGTAACACTTCCATCCAATTCATTTGGAATGAGAAAAAGTCTTTGCTCATCAGGGAGAATGAATTATCAAGTTGGTAATAAATGGGCTTCTTGTAACCAAAAAGCTACAAAAACAACATTTGGAAAAAGAAGAAAAACATCAAAAACGTCAAAATTAAGTAAAAAATCAAATTTAAATGAAAAACATATAAAAGATATGGCTAAAAAAATGAAAATCAAACTTTCAGTTAAAGGAAGAAAAAAAACAACAACTCAAATATGGAACCAAATTACAAAAAAAGGAAAGACAATCCTTAAATCTAAAAAAAGCCCTCTTCTTCCATACATGAAAATACATTCTAAAAAAATGGCCAAAAAAATGAAAATAACACAAAGAAATAAAACTCCACTTCAATTATGGAACGCAATCTGTAAACAAAATAAACCTGTTAAAAAGAGAAAAACAGTCAGAAGAAAAAAATCTGCCATTAAAATCAGAAAACCAAGAAGAAAATCTAGTACATCGAGATTCGGGAACCAAAATCGAAGATCGAGATTCGGACCTACATCGAGATTCGGACCTACATCGAGATTCGGTTCGTGGTGGGATAATACACAACAAAATTATTCTACTGTATGTACTGGACAACAATGTGCAGATACAGCAACTTTAGGAGGTTCTTATCCTTTCTATGATGACAATTCTGGATGGAAACCTTACTATCCTATTAAGGAATCTAGTTTCGGAAATAATGTTTATGAATATGAGAAAAATTATGGAATGCCTGGATATATGCCAAATAGTTTAGAACCAGAGTTCCGTAAGTTCAGTTATGATCTTAATGTTCCTAGAAACCCTCCTAAATTACCTGGATATAGTAATGTAGGGAGATATCCTGAATCTGTTAATAGTCCTTATCCTTTTTATTCTTAATTTAAAATTTTACACACTTATTATCACCTCCAACAAAATTTAATTTTTTTGAGTCTTTATCTTTATTATTGTACCACCAGATCCATTGGTCTTTATTTCCTTTTGAATCGTCGTAAAAGGTCATTTGATTCCATGAATTTAGATTTTCTTTTTTATAAATATAATCTAATTGCATCATTTTATGAATTCCGAAATATTTTACAAAATCATTTGAATAACCAAAGTTAGAATGTAAAGAATTTAATAAATCATTGGCTCTACTGACAGTATCGTTAATATTAAAAGAAGTAAAAACCCATTCATTAAATGGTTTATATTGATTTTTTTGATATATTAAATTTATAACGTCATGATCTATTGAATATGTAATTAAATCAATGTATGCTTCGTCCATAATTTTTTTTCCAATAAATGGTTCTTGAGATTTTATTCTTTTCATTTTTTCTTTTAAGAAAACTTCGTATTGTCGGGCAGTGACTATATAAACAGCAGTATTTTGATCACAAAGAGCATTTGTCAAGATTTTCAGAACTTTTTGTTTATTTTTTTGATTATTTTTAAAACAATCATTGCTAATTGTAAGATCTAGATCAAATACCAAAACTTTATTAATGTTCGTAAACATTTAATGGTTACGAACATTTTTTTTTAATGATTTCTATCAAACATTTATCTTTAATAATAACAGGATTATCATAATATTCATCAATAATATAATCCATCACATAAGATTTCTTGGAAGTTGATTTATTATGACCTAATTTTTCAGCTGTTTTAATCATTGCTTTAGATATATTTCTTTTAATCTCTTTAAAATTATTCGGAACAGGATACTCTTTTAAACATTTTAAAAAAAAACTATTTGCACCATACGTTCTAAAATCTTTACAAGTAAAATCATTTCCAATAACATTATGAATATAATTATTAACATCTTGTGCAGAAACTCTGTAAAAACTTTTATCATCAGGTGAAAATTTCATTATCCAATCTGTTGGATATTCAATCATCTTCTTTAAAAAATTACATATTTTACGATCCTGAATAAATATCTCCTGTTGAATACCGTGCTTTCCTTTAAAAATAAAAGTTATACTTGAACCCTTTAAATGAACATGATTCTTCTGTAAAGTAGTTAATCCAAAAGAATCATTTTGATCTAAATATTTTTTATTACCAATCCTCATATTAGTTAATTCCATTATCTTAATCATATAAGCAATAACCTTATTCTTTCTAAAATCCTTTATTCTCATATCTTTCTCAACTCTAAAAAGTAATATAGGTAACTTTGAAAGAAAACGATACATTCTCTTAAATTTGTTTACATCTCTTTCATCAACCCAAGACTTTGAATAAAAATACTGTTTTTTTCCTTTAGAATCTATAGCAACAACCTGGATATCATTTATTGGATCTTTTGAAAGCCATAAAGTCTTATAAACAATAGGAACCTTTAAACTTCTTATTCTTTTTGTAGCCTTTAAAGATAATTTACGTTTAGTAGCTTCAAAATAATAAATTCCATCCTTCATTAACACTTTAGGATTCGAATCAATAAAATTCATTCGTTTATTTTAAAGTTATATTTTATTTTGTATTTTAAAAACGATGTCTGTTCCTCTCCCAATGAAAGTTACAGGACTCAAAGTTACAAATTCTCTTCATGCAAAAGATGCTTATTTTGAAAACATTCACATTAAAGTACCAAAAACAAACAAATACCAAAATATTCTAGAATTCCTAGAAAATAAACTAAAAAATATTAATGAAATGGAATCACAACTAAAAAATACAATCTCAGAAATTAATAAAGCGATCTCAGAAATTAATAATATAAAACAATTAAAAGATGAATCTCAAAAAACACCAACACCAACTCCCGTCGTAGAAACAAAAATAATGAAATCAATACCTGGTCCGCCTGGAAAAATGGGACCTAGAGGTTTACGTGGCGTAAAAGGTGAAGGTGTAAATAAGTTACTAGAACTTAATGATGTAGATTTAACAGATTTAAAAGATGGTGCCGTTCTCGTATGGTCCGAAGACAATAAAAGGTGGTCCGCACAAAACATTTTCGACGAATAATAAATGTCATTTAATTCCTTTAAAAAATAAGTAACAATTCATTAATGATTTTTATTTAAAGTTAATAAAAATCATTAGTAAAAATCTTTTTCCTTATGAAAGTGTGGAAATTTATGAATTATAATAAATAATTTAAAAAACTTAAAGAATAAATTAAATTTTAATTAAATGATTACTCAAGTAGATTATCTACTTAAACTCCCTCAACATGAACAAAGATCTCCTGAATGGTTTGCGCAAAGAAAAAATAGATTAACATCGAGTGATATTGATTCGGTTCTTGGAAATAGTAAATATAATAAACCGAAAGATGTATTATTCAAAAAGTGTGGTATTTCAAAACCCTTTACTGGAAATATTGCTACACGTCATGGTCAAAAATATGAAGATGAAGCGATTGAACATTATTGTCGGTTATATGATAAAAAGACACATTCATTTGGATTACTTCCTCATCCAACTATAGAATGGTTGGGAGGATCTCCTGATGATATTACAGAAGATGGTATTGTAATTGAAGTAAAGTGTCCATTAAGTCGAAAAATTGAAATGGGAAAAATTCCAGAACATTATATTGCTCAAGTAAAAATGAATATGGAAATTAGTAATTTGGATGATGCTGTATTTATTGAATACCGTCCTTCTCATATGAATGATGATAATGAAATGACTTTTAATGTAGTTTATCTTAAAAGAGATCCTGAATGGTTTCCGTCTATTTTACCTATTTTGGAAAAATTTTGGAATGATGTTATTTATTATCGTAAAAATGGAATTGAAACTCATCCTGATTATCAAAAATATTATAAAAAATCTCTACCAAAAGAAATTGAAACATGCTCAATTATGTCCATGAGCGAATCTGAAGATGAAACTATTTACGAAAGTAACGAAAGTAACGAAAGTAACGAAAATAAAGAAAGTGACGAAAGTGACGAAGAAGATTGTCATTTAGAAACTATTAAAGAAAAGAAAAGTTTTATTGGAAGAAATGAAGACGATGATGAATATTGATAAAATTTTTCAAAAAAATATTTCATTAAGAGATTTGTTATAGGATAAATAAAAAATACATCAAGGTTTAAATAAAAAGAACTTAAAAAATACTTTAAGGTTTAAAGTAGAAAGTGATGAAGAACAATATTTGTAAACCATCTTGGAATTGGTTCATTCTTGATAGGAATAATTCTAATATTATAATAAATTTTACGGATGATCATCGTAATTTTTTTGAATTTGAGACCTTTGAATTGGAAAAGTTTGTCATGGGATCCCCTGATTACACAAGAATTTGTTCAGGCTCATATCGATAAAGACTGGAATTGGGTAGGTTTGTCCTGTAATAAAAGAATTACACCAGAATTTATTCAGGCTAATTCTCATAAACCTTTTAATTGGAGATGTTTATCATTGAATCCTCTGATTACACAAGAATTTGTTCAGGCTCATATCGATAAAGACTGGAATTGGGTAAGTTTGTCCTTTAATAAAAGAATTACGCCAGAATTTATTATGGCTAATTCCAATAAAATTGACAGTAAGATTTAAATAAAGAAGAAATAATAAATAAAATAATACGTAAAATAATACATAAAATAATACATAAAATAATCTAATGTATATTTATGTATTGATTTTTTGGGTTATAATTTATCTTTTATCTCCTTTGTTTTTTGTTTTTATAAATGAAAAAAATAAATGTTATAATGTAGAAGAGATTGAAGTACACTAAATTTAAAGAGTAAAAATAACGTAAAAGAAAGAATGGATAATTTGTGTAATAATATTGATGATATGAATTTAAAAAATAATCAATTTGAAGATTATTCTTTGGATAATTTAATAGATGACATGTCAACAACTACATTAAGAACTTCAGAAGATAATTATGAACATTGTTTTTATCTTTTGAATGAATTAGAATTTCCAACAACTGTAACTTATCATAAAATAATAGATTTTATTAAATGTATTATTAAAAATATAGATTTTGATTTAAGTATTAAAGAAAATAAATGTATAAAACAAAAATTAATAATTACAGAGTTAAAAATAATTATTTTTAAGCTTTATCATGGTGACAATTTAGATATTGCAGTTTTTTTTAAATTATCAAAAAGATTTTTAAATTTAATAATTCAAATAACTGATATAACATACGAACAAAATAAAGATAACGAGAGTCGTTATTTTAAAAGATAAATATTATTTTATTCATTTAGTCATGGGAATAAAAGGTCTCACATCTTTAATTAATAAATTTGCAGAAGAATCTAAATGTATACATAATATAAGTCATTTTAAAGGAAGTAGAATAGCTATTGATACAAGTATTTTAATTTATAAATTTAGATACTCTTCAAATAATAATCCAAATTCACATATCTTAGGACTTCTTCATAGAAGTTTATTATTTGTTAAAAATGGAATAAATCCCATATTTATTCTGGATGGGAAACCTCCTCCAGAGAAGAATAACGTTATATTGAAAAGAATAAGACATAGAGAGAAAATAGAAGAAAGAATAAAAGAACTCGAAAAGAATATGAATAGAGAAAACAAAGAAGATTGTATATTTAAAATAAAAAAATTAAATAAACAATTAGTTATAGTAACAAAAGAACATCATAAAGAAGCAAAGGAATTGTTAGAAATACTTGGATTTACAGTTATTTCTTCTCCTGGAGAAGCTGAAGCAATATGTGCATCTTTACAAAGATCTGGTAAAGTTCATTTCACATATTCTGACGATACGGATGCTTTAGTTCTAGGATGTGAAAAAGTATTAAGGAGTAATGTAAAATCTAATTCTTTTATTGAAATTAATCTAAAAAAATTATTGGAATGTTTAAAAATTAATTATTCTGAATTTGTTGATCTTTGTATATTGTGCGGATGTGATTATTGTCCATCTATTCCAAGATTAAATTATATAGCTGCTTATGATTTAATAAAAAAATATAGAACTATAGAAAATATTTTAGAAAATAATGAAGAATATATTATTCCTGAAAATTTTAAATATAAAAAAGCAAGAGAAATTTATAATGATAACGTTGAAAATAAATCTATTATTAATAATTTTCCAAAATTAGATGGAAAAAGATTATTAGAATTTTTAGGAAAGAAAAAAATTAATAAAAGATATATTTATAATTATATAGAAAAATTTAATAAAGCAACACTCGAAAAATATTGAATTCTTTTTTATTTATATTATTTAAATCAATGTGCAGCGTTGAATGTATACGTACATTAATTACAGATTTTAAAGTTATCTCTAAAATTGGACCTGGAATTAAAATTAATACAAAAACTATAGGACTTGATCTTGATGATATTAAATGGTATCAACCTTTTATAAGATGGTATAGAGGTGATTGTAGACAAATAGCAGGAAATAAAATTAAAAAAATTATTAAACATTCTTCTGAAATTATTACTAAAACTTCAAATAAATTAAAAGATGAATCACAAGTTCCTTTATATGATGATTTATATCCTCTTGATTTTTTAATAATGATAAAAGATATAATTAGAGATGCAAAAGTAGGTATAGAACATTTAAAAGATACTTATTTTGAAGATAATCGATTCTCGTCTGAATTGGAATCTTATATAAATTCTTTAGAAAGACAAATAAATTTAATTGAAAAAAATATTAATTTTTAATTTATTTTTGAAATCTTTTTTTTATTTATTAATATTAAAAAGAAATAAATGGCGCAAACGGATTTAATGACACTCTTATTTGGAAAAAAGAGAAGAAAAAGAACAACTACAACTAAAAAAAGAAAAAAAAGTAAAAAATCTCTTAAAAATAAAAGACCCAAAGGACTAACAGCAGCAGTTAGAAAACAAGCTAAAAAATATCGTATTAAAATCCGACTGAAATCGGGTAAATACCGGAAATTAACTCTTATTAAAAAAGAAATAAGAAAACGGAAGAAAATAGCTATGAAAAAACAAAAAATGAAAGGTAAACGGAAAACAGTGAAAAGACGGCGAAGACGCCGAACAAGAAAATCTTCTTTCGGAACAGGAGGATCTTACATGCCTCTTAGCTCTTTCATGAGTCCTTACCCTTACGCGGTTTCTTCGAGCCCCAGCTGGATTTAAATAATTAAAGATCGTAATAAATAATTTTTTAAAAGTAACTTTTTATACTTTAAATAAATTTATTTAAAAAAATATATATATTATAATTAAAAATGATTGAAACAATTCTTGAAAAAATTGAGAAAGTTTATGGGGAACATACTAGTTTAGTATCTTTATCTATTTCTGGTGGAAGTAGTTATGATAAAGTTTTAAAAATGATTAATAATGAAATTCTAACAGCTAACAATATTAAGTCGCGTGTTTAACAAAAAATCTGTTATTGATTCATTAAAAAAAATTAAATTTATTATTCAATCACAAACTATAAATAGTCCAAAAAAAGGACTTATTATTTATTCTTCTCCTTATGAACAATTTATTATAAATGATAATGATTTACCTAGAATTATTCATTATTCTAATTATTGTTGTGGTAAAAAGTTTGATACAGATATATTATATAATATTTTAAATTGTAATAAAGGTCCAGTATATGGATTTATTATTATAGATGGAGATAATACACTTTATGCAACTTCAAAAGGAAATTTAGGTAATGAACATATTGATATTATTAAAAAATTTTCTAGTCATATTCAAGGAAGATGTAGAAGAGGTGGACAAAGTGCTTTAAGATTTGATAGACTTAGAGATGATGCTGAATCTAAATATATTCTTAAAGCAGTTGAAAATATTGATTGTTTAATTAATAAAGAATGTAACGCTTATATAATAGGAGGAAAAGCAGGTATAAAACGTTTATTTAGTCAAAAATTACCTAAGAATATTAATATTTTAGGTCATGTTAATATTTCAATAGGTTTGGAACAAGGTCTTTATGAAACGATTGAAAAAAGTAAAGAAATAAGAGATCAATATGAAAATAAAATAGAATATGAAAGTATGGAAATTTTCAATAAACAAATGATTGAAGATTCCGACTTAATTATATTTGGAGTAAAAGAATGTTTTCAATATCTTAAAATGGGAATGGTTGATACAATTATATCTAAAAAAGGTCTAAAGGTAAAACAAAAAATTCAGAAAGAATGTGATGATTTTTCAACAAAATATATAGAAATTGAAGGAATAACTGGAGAAGGTTATTCATTTTGTAATAATTATAAAATTATAAGGAATTTTAAGATTTAAATTATAAGGAATTTTAAGATTTAAATTATAAGGAATTTTAAGATTTAAATTATAAGGAATTTATAAGAATTTATAGGAATTTTAAGATTTAAATTATAAGGAATTTATAAGAATTTATAGGAATTTTAAGATTTAAATTATAAGGAATTTTAAGATTTAAATTATAAATTTATAAGAATTTATAAGAATTTATAGGAATTTATAAGGAATTTATCTTATTAAGATTCATTTTCTTATTTTCTTAAATTTTTTCAAAAAAAAAATTACTTAAAAGAATTATTCAATAAACAAATAAACAAGTAAACAAATCATGTGGGAATTTCAAAAAACAGAAAATCCAGGATTTTTTAAAATTATCGATGATGATATTCTTAAAATTATTATCAAAAAGATTAATTCCTATTGGGAAAACGGAGATATCTTTCCTGCTCCTCAACCTGTCTCTATCGAAAAAAGGAATCTTGATAAACTTAAAAAAGAACCTTATGTAGTCTGTGCTAAATTAGATGGTGAAAGATATCTTCTACTTTTAACTTCTTTGACTCCTGATAAGAATGATAAAGAAAAACTATTAAACTTTAATATTATGATCAACAGGAAATTAGAATGCTTTCTTGTAACACAATGCTTCTCTGAAGAAAGCTATGAAAAAGAAACTCTATTAGATGGAGAACTAGAAAATAATAGATTTATTGTACATGATTCTATTGTAACCGCTGGACATAAAGTAAAAGATTTACCATGGGAAAACAGATGGAATAACTGTAATGAATTCCTAAACAGTGCTTATGATATGAATTTTAAAGAAAATACCTTTAAAATTAAACTAAAAGAATTCTTTTATTTTAAAGATATTAAAAACCTCTTTCATAAAATTAAAGATGAAAAAATTAAATCAGATGGTGTAGTTTTTTATCCAATGAATGATCCTGTAGGATTTAGAACACAAGATAACCTATTCAAATGGAAACCAGAACATACAATAGACTTTAAAATAAAAGTAAAAAATAAAGAAGTAATTCTAATCACATGGGGAAAAGGGGAAGAAATCGAATTCGGTAAACTACCCGTCTCTAAATTCAAAGACTTCTATCCAGAAGATGACCAAGTTATAGAATTTAAAAAAGAAAATAATGAATTTATACCAATCAAATTAAGAAATGATAAAATCGTCGGAAATAATCTATATACCGTCCGAAAAACACTTCTTAATATAAAAGAAAATATAGATCAAGAAAAACTTATCATATTCTCATGCACTCCTTAACTATATCTTTCGTCTTCTAACAACCTTTGAAGCTGAAGACTTTAACTTACGTTTTGAAGCTGAAGACTTTAACTTACGTTTTGAAGCTGAAGACTTTAACTTACGTTTTGAAGCTGAAGACTTTAACTTACGTTTTGAAGCTGAAGACTTTA